CACGCTTCTGGATCAATGCCGTAAATATTGATATGCAAACTTGGATAGCTACGCAATCAAGTACACTATATCCAAACTATTTTCATTTTGACGCAAGCACTCCACCTCCACCATATGCTACTGCTAGCAATGGTAAACTGATTACTCCTGGAACAGTACCTATCAATACTAATAGTGTAATGTTCTTACCCGAAATAAACGACCGTAGCTTATATACTATGGTTAAAGTAAAAAGTTTTGGAATATGTAGCGGTTTCTTAACCCTAATTAAGCGTATGCGTAATGAAGGTATCTGGTATTAACCACCACGCCCAGTACGTCTAACTACACTAGCACCACCAAAGCCCTTATTAGGCTTAGGAGCTTTTTGTTCTGTTTTCTTTCCATTAATCATTGGTGCATTTTTCTTTTTAGCTTCGTTGGCTAAATTAATGAATGGATTTGGGTTTTTCTTTTCTGTCATTTTCTTACCTTTATTGAATCTAAGTAACTTACTATATCACCATATAACTCAATCATCATAGCAATCTTGCTATCATATAATCTTATGTATGGTTGTTTTTTCTTGCCTTCAATCTTATTTACACCCAAGTAGAAGGGGCATTTGATTTTTTTATTGATTTCCATAACATAAGCGTGTTCACTAGTTCCTTCTCTAAGTTTAAAATTAGATTGATAATATTCTATTTCTGCCATTCTAAAAATGAAGTCACCGTACTCTGTTAAGCGTAATCCATCTTGTCTACCACTCATCCATATACGCATCATTAATCCATCCGCATTGGAATCAACACTTTGGTTGTGGGGTAGTTCAGCCAATACGGCTTCGGTAATAATTAGTTTATGTGACTTACGTTCACTCATCTGGATAAACTTTGGTGCCGTTGTTCATAAACACGACACTAAATTTATCAGTTTTGAATTGTGCGTTTAGTTTACGACACAGGTTTCTAGCGTGACCAGGATTGCTGAAGCTAGTTTTTTTATATTTCGGAGTTGCATCCGGATCTTGATAATGCTGACTTTTTAAATTAATAGGTTGGTCATCATAGAAAACTGCCCATATGCCTGCAGCCTCTACAATCTGGTCGCATTTATATGTAACTTTATCTACCATTTCTAGTAAGATAGTGGGTTGTGTTCTACTCATTTACCATTTACCGCCGTTAATTTCCAGTTGAATAACAGTATCATCTTCGGATGAAGTTTTATTATGTAGCTCATAATTATCTGCTAATAACTTAGATATCTCATCACGTAACATTTTGGCTTCCTCAACAGGCAAAACTAAATTGTTGCCCTTTATAGATGAAACCTTATCAATGAAACGCTTTATAATAATCATATATTATTTATCAATAATTCAGCTTCATTTTTTGTTTTAAACGGACCTTGATACTCATACCGCTGAATAAAGATGTATTTAGGACAAAAAATCACTTTATCTTCACTACCCTGCTTAAATGTATACCATCCTGCGGCATAATAGCACTTGCTTTTGGGTGTTTTGGTGTACAAATGCAGTTTGCGTTTAATATCTAATATTGAATTACAAACCTTTGCAGTAGTGGGATATTCAGTAAACGCTACTTCTTTTTTTGTACTATTGAATTTACTGAATGTCTGAAACTCAATATTTGCTATTTTTTCTATAGCCTTCGTGTTCTTATAATGAGTTTTATTGCCATTCAATTTAACTTCAAATCCTGAACCGTCTGCTAATACGTTACCTACTTTTTCTCCACCAGAAGTTACAATCCAAAATTGATTTTTAACTACAGGTTTTGCGATTAGTGTTTTACTCATTTTATTCCTTTGATGATTCATTATACATTATACTTTAGAAAGGTCAAACTCTTTTGGACAATTGTATATCATTTGCTATATGGTCAGCCCATTGAATATAAGACAATGGTCCTGGATGAGAGTTGTCACTGGATGAATCGCAGGTGTATACACTCAGATTAAA